CCGCGGCAGACGTGGCGGGGCATCGTGCCAATCTCCACCCCCGGAGAATCCTTCCGAGCGCCGGGCGGGCGTACGACCAGGACGTGATAGCGGTAGCCGTTGGCGTTGTTCCCGTGGCGCTTGACGGCGCGGCGGACCTGCTTCGGTTCGTTGTCGCGCGGGGAGAGGGAGACGTTTTTGCAGCCCATCAATTCCATAACATCTAATGCAATAACACTTGTTCCGCGAAGAACGCCCTTCGCCTTGTCTTCATCGTCGAACTGCTGGAGGTATTGATGAGACGCTTCTATCCAAGGGTCGCAGATCCGCCCTTCACGAATGTAACAGCAGGTGTTGCCAATAGCCAAAGGCCCATGTAGGCCTCCGCCAAGAATACCCATGCAACGGAACGCAAAGCCACTTCCATCTTTCTTTGCGCTGACCAGGCACCCTAGCGCTTGCCCGCCAAAAGCGCCTGGGCATTCAACAAAGAATTGTTCAAACGGCACGGTCAGGTTTTTATAGGATTCCCAGCCTTCGCGTTTTTGGCGGACATCAATGGTTCTGGCATCGAGGATTATCGGGGCACGAATGATGATGTTCTGCATTTCGTCTAACGCGGCTTGCGACGTTGTGGGCGTGCAGGTCTTTATTCCCTCATTCAGAATCCTCTTCCACAGCAGCGCGTCTTTCATGGCGAGCAATCCTATCACAGCACGTAAACGATGCCACGCGCTTTCGCCACCGCATCCCCCGCCGCCTTACGCGCCGTATCCGCCACGATCCCGGCAACATCCGCCCCGGTCTCCGGCGCTGCCAGCGAGCCGACGTAAAAGGCGTAGGTCTTCACCGGCGGCTGCGCCTTCTCCTCTTCCTCGTCCTCTTTTGCCGCCTTGCCCGCGCACGCCTCGCACAGCCCATCGGCGTTCAGCTTGTCGGGGGGATACTCGACGCCGCAGTCTTTGCAGGGCTTGGTTTCCGACTTCTCTTCGGGCTTGGGCTCCGGGGGCTGCTCTTCTGCCTTCGCCTCATAGCCGAACAGCGCCTTGGCGGTGTCGGGCTTTATCATGGATTTGCTGACTGCCAGTGCGACGGCTTCGGAATTACAGGGGATACAAACTATCGAAAATTCAAGCAATTCCCACTTGGACACCACCCTCCGGCAACCCGCGCCGAACTTCTCGATATCCCGGTCGGTTGCTGGGCGCGTTTCCAGCGGGACAAAGCCAACACTGAATGCGCTCAACGTCTTCTGCTGAAACAGGCTCAGCAGAACATCGGGCACCCATTCCTTGTCGGCCGGGTAGTCGCTCGGCCGCGTGGCGAACACGACCTTAGCGGTGATGGCGTCCGCCTCCCGCTTCAGCGCGGCACATCTGCCGACCGGCAAATCCCAGTATGAATGGTTCAAGAGAACCACGGGATTGGACTGGTAAGCCTTGGAATTGCAGCCGCCGGGGATTAGGCACTCCCCGTCACGATCAACGGCGGTAGTGCTGATGATGGCGGTGACGGCTCTCTCGCCATCGTTAACCGCGATATCGCTGGAAAAAACCTTGTGGCTTAGGGTGGGGTTATCTGTGGTGGTCATAGGGTTACTCTCTTCTCGCTTCGTCCTTTGTCGCTCTCCCGCTATTAAGTGCATCGCAATGCGCCACCGCCGCCTTCCGCCGCTTCTCTTTATCAGCCCTCATCTCGTTTTCAATCCACGCTACGGACGCCTGAATCTGCGCAACCCGCTCCTCTAAAGTCGGCTGGCGCTGCGATTCCCCGATGACAGATGGGTCGATGCTCGTGGTGTAGGGGGCGCTGCTCACTCTTCCGCCTCCGCTTCCGCCTCTGGCTTCGGCAGTCCACCCACCGGCTTCGGCTCTTCCCCGCCCGGCGGTGTCAGCGTAATCGGCCGCCGCGCTCCCTTGTCGTCCTTCCACGCCCGTTTCGCATCATCGCTCATCGGCGGCAACGACAGCTTCTCGCGGAAGTGCTCCTCGTCACTCAATTGAGGAGTGATGACGCCGGCTCGGACGGCAACCCCATAAGCGTCGGCTTCGGCTTTGAGCTGGTCGGTCCCATCATCCGGCGCTTCCCCGACGCCGACCGTGGCGGAAACCACCGTAGGCGTATTGGACTTCTCGCCCCTGATCTCGTCCTCATTGTGCCTGTCATCGTTCTGGAATGGTGACAGATTCCCGGCAACAGCCGCCGCTCCGCCGCTGGTCCCGGCCGGGGAGTGGATGACATCGCCGCCCACCGCCGGGCCATAGCCTTCCTCTTGCCGGGCTTCGTTTACGGAGATGATGCCGCCGGAGCGGAGGGCGACGACGCGCTTGGTCTGCGCCTCCCTGTCCTCAAACGCCGCGGGGTCATATTCGAGAAACACCTCGTCAGAGTCGGGATAGCGCGGCACAAGCCGCTCGTTCAGTTTTTCAGAATCGAGACGGCAATCTCCCTGGACCGTTTCTCTGTAGAAGCCCAAGCGCGCCGTCGCGCTCGATGCCTTCGTGGGGTCGTTGCTCAGCAGCATCGCCACCGGGACGCGGGAGTCAGCCGAGATTTCCTCGATGAGCCGCGTCGGTGTCCCATCCTCGCCTTCGCGCTGGTTCAGCGCCGTCGCCGTCACTGCCTTGTTGATCGCCAGGAAACTGCCGCGCTTGTCAGTACCCCTCAGCCGCTCCTCCACATCCTGCTTGACGCTCTTTAGGATGTCAGCGGTAGCGTTGGGAATCGACAGCAGCCAGTCCGGCCGCGACATATTATCGTGAACCGCGGTATCTTCGTTCCGTTTGCTGGAGTACAGCCCAAGCGCCGTCCATGCCGCCTCGACCCAGCCCATGCCGTAGTGAATGTCGCGGGGGTTGGGCCAGCGGTAGTGATCGACCTCGTCCTCCGCGAAGGTCTTCTCGATATCCATGCCCTTGCCGTAGAGGTAGCCGCCGACGAATTCGGTCCGTGACGGGATGATCCGCACCCACTGCGGCGGCATCCGCCAGAGCTGCGCCGGGGTTCCCAGCACCGGATCATTGACGACGTGCGTGTAATGGTTCCCGGTGATCTGCTGGTCGAGGCTGCGGAGGATGGTCAGTTCCGTGCCATTCTGCCAGGGGTTGACGGTCTGGAGTAACCGCAGGATCGGCAAGGGCTCGATGACCTCTTCCAAGTCCCCGGCGAACTCAATCGCCTTCCTCATCGCCCGGTCGGAAGGCTGCTTGCCATGCTCGGCCTCGCCGTAGAGGTATCGCCGCGCCTGGATCGTCACCGGCCGCGTCTTGTACAGCTTCCGCCCCGGCCGCCGCCGCGTGTAGGCCCGTAGCGGAACCGTCGCCATCGCCGATGCCCTGATCATCGCGGCGGCATAGCACCAGCCGACGTACTGACGCATCGCGGCTTCGTAGTGCCAGGGACGCGGCTTCGCCCCCTTCTCGCCGTACCCCTCCCACACCCGGATCGAGGCACCGAAATACTCCGCCGGGCTGTTCGCCTTGGCGATGGCCAAGTCGCCGCCCTCGAATGAGGAGAGTTGCAGGGTGTAGAGGTCGTTGGTCAATGGCGGGATTTCCAGTCGATCACTGATTACAATTCGTAAATGCCAAACACGATTCAGAGCCTGCTAGACCGAGTCCCAACCGAGGAAGAGATTCGCCTTAAATTGGCGGAGAATATGAGGGAAGCCAGCTGGTTGCGCTCGCTCTTGCGTGTGGCCAAAAAGAAAACCGATGCCGACAGGCGAAGGGCGGAGGCCACTGCGCTATCTTCAGAACGGACTCGCCGGAAACCCTCGGCTTAGTCTCAGAACACCTCCACAATCAAATCACTCGACGGCTGGAGCATCGCCCGCCCCAGCGCCATGATCGCGGTCACAACAAAGTCGATCTTCTTCCGCTCGCCATGCTTCGGCTTCACCGGCTTGATGTTGCCGCCCTCGTCGGTCTTGACCGCCACGTTACTGACATGCCAGCGCGAGACCGGGTTGCCGTCGTGGGCGATACCCTTGTTCTGCACCAGCCGCTCGAATTCCTTTGACGGCTCGTTCATCGACACCATGCCCTGCCTGAACTCCACCATCTCTATGCCGTGGTGGTCCTTCAGGTGTGTCGCGACGTGTGTCGCATTCCACGGGTCATAGGCGATGTCACGGACGGCATACTTCGCCGCCAGCTCCACGATCCGCCGCTCGATGAAGTCGTAGTCGGTGACATCGCCCGGCGTCGCCTCGATGAAGCCCTTGGCGATCCAGTCGGGATATTCGATGCGGTACTGCTTGTGCCGGCTCTCCGCGATGCTCTCCGGAATCCAGAACCACGACAGCACCTTGTAGGGCTCGCCCTCATCCTGCGGCGGGAACAATAGCGAGAACGCCGTGAGATCGAGCTTGCTGGCCAGGTCCATTCCGCCGTAGCACTCGCGCCCGGCGAGGCTTTCGGGGTCGATGGGGGATTCGCAGGCGTCCCATTTGTCCATGTTGATCCAGGCCGTCGTCGTCTGGACCCATACATTCAGCCGCTTTTGCAGGAATGAGTTACGGGCGCTGGCGAGCTGCTGCGCCGACCGCGCCTTGGCGGCGAAGTCCTCGGTCTTGACCGATATTCCCCAATTAGGGTTTGCCTTGGGCCAGACCGCCGGGTTCCAGGGGTCGTCGCCCTCATCCAGCGCCGCGATGTACACGAACAGCTCGTCATCCTTGTACTTATCGCCGCCCTCCAGAACCTTGATCCCATGCTCGTGCATCTCGAAACACGGCGTATCCTCGTCATTCCCGGCGGTGGTGATGATGAAGATGAGCGGTTGCCGTCGGGCTCCGGTCGCCGTCTCGATGACATCCAGCATGCCACGGTCGGGGTGGGCGTGGAACTCGTCAATAATCGCGCCATGGGGGTTGAGCCCATCCTCAGTGTTGCTGTCCTGACCGAGCGGAACGAACTTGCTGTTGGTTTTGGTGACGGACAGGATGTCCCGAAAGACCCCGATCTTCTTTTTGAGTGATGGCGAACTCTGCACCATCCTGACTGCCTCGCCATGCACGATCCGCGCCTGTTCCCGCTTCGTGGCGGCGGTGTATACCTCCGCGCCAGGCTCATTGTCCGCTTGGGTCAGGTACAGCCCGGTCTTGGCGCTATACGTTGACTTCCCATTCTTGCGCGCCACCTCCACATAAGCCATGCGAAACCGGCGGGTTCCATCCGAACGTCGCTGCCAGCCGAAGACGCACCAGTCGATGAAGCACTCCCAAGGCTCCGGATCAAACGGCTTGCCGGCCCATTCGCCCTTGCTGTGCCGCACGAACTGGCAGTAGGTGATCGGGTCGGCCGCCTCATCCTCATCGAAGCGGTATGGCCACTCCGGATCGGTCTTCGATCTTTCGAGGTCGCGTACATGCCGCTGGACGGCGAGCTTCACCATCCGCCCGGCGATGATCCCTCCCGATAGAACGCCGTCGATGTAGGCTTGGACCTTGGGATGCACCATCAGTTCAGGTTGCCCTTCTCCCGGCGTTCAAGGAACTGCTCCAGGGGATCGGAATCGCCCTTGTCGTCGGCCTTCACCCGTGCCCTGCTCACCGGTGTCAATCCAAGCTCCGCGAGATGCTTCAGCCGCAGGGCGAGGTATTGGTTAAGCTGCCGCCCCAGCGATGCCCGCTCCCGACCGTCCCGGCAGCGGGTCAACTGCCGCTGTAACTTGGCCACCATCCCCTGCGCCAGCGCTGCACCCTC